GCTGAAGATCTGGCAGGTAAAACCGCGTGGATGGTTCAGCAGTTCGGCGTGGAAATGAGCACCATGCAGGAGCTTATTGAGGGCACCAAAAACGCGGGCGCGGATTTTGGCGTCAGCATGGCAGAGCAGTTTGCCATACTGGGCACCCTGTCACGGACCATGGGCACCGAGTCATCGGGCATCTATGAGGAATTCCTGCGCAGTGCCCCCGCTGCCGCACAAAAAATGGGGATGAGTTTTGTTGATGCCACCGGGAAGATTTTACCCATGGGTGACATCCTCGACCGTCTGCAGGCGAGGTTCGGCAGGAACATCGAGGGTAACGTGGCGGCACAACAGGCGCTGGATGACGCCTTCGGCAGTGGCGCGGACGTGATTAAAAAACTCTGGGGACAGCAGGAAATGCTTAACCGGAGCATATCAGCGCTGGGGCGTAATGACGGCATGAAGCGTGCCACGGAAATGGCGGAAGCCATGACCGACCCGTGGGACCGCCTTGTGGCCTCCTTCTACAACATCCGGGCCGCCATCGGTAACGCCCTCTACCCCATTCTCGCACCACTGGCTGGCCGTTTTGCCGATATCGGCGCGACGTTCGTGCGCTGGCTGAACATGTTCCCGAACATCGCCCGCTGGCTGGGTTACATCACGCTGACCATGCTGGCGCTGGGCGCAGCCGGTGCGGTCACGAACATCGTGCTGGGTGTGTTCAGCTTCATCATGGAAGGCCATAAGGCCATCATAAAGGGCGCCAGGGCAGTCTGGAGTCTGTACACGCTCGCACTCACAAAAGTACGCAGCGCCATCATTGCCACCAGTCTTGCCGCGCGTCTGGCGGGCGTGTCGTTTCTGACCATGAGCGCCCCGGTCCTCCTGGTTGCCGCCGCCATCGCCGCTCTGGTGGTGGTGGCCATTAAGTTCTGGCAGCCCGTCAAAGCCTTTATTCGCGGCTTTATTGATGGTTTTACCGGCGCACTGGACGCCATGAGCCCGGTGACTGCCGCGTTCGGTGAAATTGCCCGTGCGCTGGCCCCGGTATGGCAGGGCATAAAAACCCTGTTCGGCGCCTTCACTGATCTGTTCACACCGGTTCAGCTGACCACGGGACAGATGAACAGCGTCACCCGTGCCGGGGAAACATGCGGTCGCGTGGTGGCCGCAGCGGTAAGCCTGATATCCCCCGCGCTGGAGGTGGTTATCAGCGTGATCAGAACCCTGGTCGACATCTTCGCCATCGTCATCAGAGGGTGGCAGGACGTGGTGGCTGCATTTGACCCGACTGCCCCGGTCGAATCCTTCCGGAAAATGGCGGGGATCATCGGTAACGTCTTCGGGGACTTATGGAACGTCATTAAAAACTCGTTTAACCGGACGTGGAACTGGCTTGCGGAAAAGCTGAACAAAATCCCCGGTATCAGTATCGACATGAAGCCCACGGAGCAGGTGAACACCATGACGCGGGGCGCAACGGGCAGCACCGTACCTCCGCAGATTGCAGAAACCGCCGTCCCGGCACTGGCAGGCAACCGCATCAGCGCAGAGCTGCCACCCGGAGGCATACGCAACCAGATACGCACGGACACCTCAACCCGTATCGACAACAGCCGGACGTTCGGCAATCTGACAATCAACACGCAGAACCCGATGACGCCGGGGCAACTGGATGAATGGACGGAGCTTTACGCGGGATGAACACGCCATCGCTTTACATCGACCTGCTTATCGCTGACGGCAGTTTTACGCTGAACAGCGGAAACGAGCCACAGCGATGTGATAACCGGGTCAGCATCGGCCAGGACGTGGTGCACAGCATTATCGAAAGCGGGATCGCCGCCCTGCTTATCGGCGAACGCAGCCCGACGCTGCGCAGCGACATCATTACCCGGCTTATCCTCCTGGTTGAGGATGATGAACGGCTGGTTCCGGGGACGGTGTTCATTAACGAAGAGGCACCGGGCAGGCTGCATGTGACGGCAGAGACACAGGATTTTGGACGCATAAACACCAGGGTGAACTATGAAAGGGAAACCGGACGTTGATTTTAATCAGGTATTCCGTGAAAGCGGTATGCCGGAAACAGAAGAAGAGATCGCCACCCTCTTTCATGAGGATGTACAGAAAACCGGACTCATCACCAACACCTCGCCCATGAGTCCCTTCTGGCGGCTCATTCTGACCATTGTCATACGACCCGTTCAGTGGCTGCGTGATGCGCTGGTTGACGTTGTGCTGCCCGGTATGTTTGTCGCCACGGCTGACCGGTCACTTCTTCTGCTTCATGCGCACGACGTCAACATCACCCCAAAACCGGCCAGTAAGGCCCGTGGCGTGATCTGGTTTGCCAAAACCAGGGCAAATGATGATGTTCTCATCCCCGAAGGGACCATCGTCCAGACCGCCAGAATTAACGGCGTGATATACAGCATGGCCGTCACGGAGGAAACGCTTATCAGCAGCGGTAAAAGCGGCGCATCCGTTCCCGTGGAAGCCACCACCGAAGGCAGCGGGCACAACCTCGCGCCGGGGTACTTCCGTATCCTTCCCGTTGCCATTCCCGGCATTGCATCCGTGGTGAACCGGGAAGACTGGCTGACCGTACCGGGTGCCGATGAGGAAAGCGACGACGAACTGCGCGACAGAATACGCAACCAGTTTAACCTCGTGAGCAGTTACCACACGGACGCCGTCTACCGGGGACTTATCGCCAGCGTGGCAGGCCTGAGCATCGACCGGATCTACTTTCAGCACGACGCCCCGAGAGGACCGGGAACGGCCAACGCCTACCTGTTACTGGACAGCGGCGAGGCCTCTGCCCCTTTCATTGAAGCAGTCAACCGCTACATCAACGAAGAGGGGCACCACGGACACGGGGATGATTTGCAGTGTTTCGCCATGCCGGAGACGCGTCACCGTCTGGACGTCACCGTATACATCAGAAGCTCAACCACCCTGCCACCGGACGGCGCGGAAGGGCTGAAACAGGATATCAGCGACCTGATACGCTGCGCTTTTCGGGAGAACGCCCGCTTTAATGTGAAAAAAGTCTGGCCCTATTCGCGCTTTTCGTTTTCCACGCTGGGCAAGGAAATTCATCAGACCTTCCCGGTGGTGGCTTCGGTTCAGTTTTCACTGGAAGACATCATCAGCGATCTGGCCGTGCCACGGCTCGAATCCCTGACAGTGGAGGTGGTCATTGAATGACTTTTTGCAGCGACTTCGCTCGCTGAAACTGCCCTCCTGGATGGACAGGGGGGAACCCGACAAACTGCTGCGGGCCGCGCAGGCGTTCTGGTCCCGCGTATGGGAATGGATCACCTGGCCCGTGCGCCAGTTTGACCCCATGACATGTGCAGAGCCCGTACTTGATTTACTGGCATGGGAGCGGGACATCACCCGTTTTAAAGGTGAACCCACATCACTGTACCGCCGCCGTATCGCCCACGCCTTTGTCAATGCACAGGACGCCGGAGAGGTGGCAGGATTTATTGCCATTTTTGAACGGCTGGGCATTGGACATGTGGAGTTGCAGGAGCGCAAGCCCGGCGTGGACTGGGATGTGATCCTGGTGCAGGTGACAGACAGCCAGATAGCCGACAACAGCGATCTTCTTCTGGAGATCATCCGCAAATATGGCAGGACATGCCGCCGTTACCGTTTTGAGGTGGAAACCCTTAACCCCTTCATCATCCATTATGGCGCATACGAAGGGGAGTATATCTGCTGGACGGCCAGGGCAGAGTGAATGACTGAAGGAGTATGACTTTATGGCGAAATCTGTAATTACCAGCGCCTTTATCCGGCTCAAGGCACAGCAGGCGGCGGAAGGCACCCCCGTTGTGCTGGATGAGTTTGTTTTTGCAAACGTCCCGGACCTCAACCCGGAAACACCGATATCCCCCGACGAAACCCTGCCACCTGAAGATCAGATTGTTCACCGCCAGACCGTTGGCAAAACCGGCGTGGTGAATGAGAATGCCGTGGTTTATTCGGTCACCCTGGGGGCAGAGCTGGGTGATTTTGAATTTAACTGGGTGGGACTGGTCAGCAAAGCAACCAGCACGCTGGCCATGATTGTTCACGCCCCCACACAGAAAAAAATCAGAACCCACAACGGTAACGAAGGTAATGTGCTGGTCCGTTCCATGCTCATGGAGTACAGCGGTGCGAAGGAAGCCACAGGTATCACCACCCCGGCGCAGACCTGGCAGATAGACTTCACGGCACGCCTGGCGGCCATGGACGAGCGCCAGCGCCGGGAAAACATCGATATTTACGGTAACGCTGCATTCTTTGGGGACGGCTGGCTGGTTAAAAAAGGCGAAAGATGGTCACTCTGCAAAGGGACCGGTTACGTGGAGGGATTACGCGCAGAGCTGACCGAAGACATACCGCTGACCACGCCAGACTTCCCGTCCCGTATCTGGCTGACAGTATGGTGGACCGGTACGCTCACCAGTGAATGGACGGTGGAGCACGATATTATCATGGCCAACCCCGCAGCCACGGAAGAGATCCTGCTGGAAGCACACAGGAAGGAGGCCGCCCGGCAATATTTTTTTGCCCTTGCTGACATTGATGAAGACGGCAACGTGACTGACCTGCGCCCCAGAGGAACGCCGGAAGAACGCCGCTGGCTGGACGCTCTGAAAAAACACGAGAAATCACGCAACCACCCGGACGCAACGCTGAAAGAAAAGGGCTTCACACAGTTAAGCAGCGCCACCACCAGTACATCAGAGACACAGGCAGCCACGCCAAAGGCTATAAAGATCGCCATGGACAACGCCGATGGTCGGCTTGCGAAAAACCGCAATGGTGAGGACATCCCCAACAAGGAGCTGTTCCTGATCAACGTGGGCGCACCACGCGTTTATGCAAAAGACGGGTACGTGGGTGAAGCAGGGCAACGCTGGACAACAGAACAATTCGTGGAATGGCTGAATGAACGTGGCGCCTTCAGACCAGGACTCTGGATATTCAAAGCCAATATTTCACTTTCCCGGCACAGCGTGCTCACTGATACGGGCTATGGTGATATCTGCCTTGGAGGCTGCCTTATCGAAGTATCAGGCGACATCAACGGGGGGATCATCAGGATCACGACAGGTCTCGAAAGCCCAAACCCTGCCGACATGTACCTCCGCACACAGTTCACCGGGGTTGTTTTAAATAAAGGGAAAAGCACCATCTGGTACCGCACTTACACGGACAAAAACAAACCCACACCACAGGACATCGGCGCACTGCCTGCAAGTGAGTTGTTACCCGCAGGCGTTCCCCTGCCGTGGCCGTCAGACACCCCGCCTGCCGGTTACGCCATCATGGTGGGGCAGACATTCGATAAAGCACGATATCCCCTGCTGGCAAAAGCCTATCCGGACGGTCGTATCCCGGATATGCGTGGCTGGACAATCAAGGGAAAACCTGCCAGCGGTCGTGCGGTATTGTCACAGGAACAGGACGGCATCAAATCGCACACCCACGGAGGGAGCGTCTCAAATACTGACCTTGGCACAAAAACGACCTCATCCTTCAATTACGGCACAAAAACAACAAACAGCGCGGGGCCGTTCAGCGCAACAATATCATTAAGAACCGCCACCGCGTCACCGGAAGGCAGCGGTGACTGGACCGCATACGGGCCGGGCTCCGGGGCGAACCTGATCGCCAGAGTTTCGGAACACACACATTCGGTAAGCATTGGCGAACACATCCACACGCTCGCACTGGGTCAACATGGCCACGGCCTGACCATTAAACCCACCGGTAATGCGGAAAACACCGTCAAAAACATCGCATTTAACTACATCGTGAGGCTTGCATAATGACCTTTAAAATGAGCGAACACCCACAGACAATTAAAATCTACAACCTGTCAGCCGGAACAAATGAATTTATCGGCGAAGGCGATGCCTGGATCCCTCCGCATACCGGACTGCCTGCGCACTCAACGGACATTGCCCCGCCTGACATTCCTGAAGGACACGTGGCTATCTTTGATGAGGATGAAAACGCCTGGCACCTCATGGAAGATCACCGGGGTAAAGCCGTCTGGCGTCTGGACTCGGGGAGCGCCTTACTGATTACTGAGCCGGGCCCGTTACCGGAAAACGTGACAGAAATAAAACCGGACGGGGAGTTCTGCCGGTGGGATGGTTCATCATGGGTTAAGGATGAAGCAGCAGAACAGGCTTACCGGGTGAGCGAGGCGGAGAACAAAAAACGGGAATTAATACAGGAAGCAACAAATACAATAAACATCCTCCGGGATGCCGTGGATTTAAATATGGCGACCGACGATGAAAGCGCCCTGCTTCCCCTGTGGAAAAAATACCGGGTATTACTGAACCGGACAGACACGGGCAACGCGCCGGATATTGTCTGGCCTGAATCCCCTTCGCCGGATCATCACGCAGGCTGACCGGAGGCACCATGACGTGGACAAGAAAAACAATCAGCGTCAGCGCTGACATGCCCCCGCTGAGCTGTTCCGTCATCCCCGTCACACCGTGGACTTACGGGCTGGGACGATATGAAGAATCGGGGGTATATTTAAGCCCTCCGAACGCCATAAACTGGCTGGCCGGGAAAATGGCCGGAAGCCGTGCATCCGGCGACGTGACCATTATCATGATTGCCGAAAACACCCACGATCTTTTTATACAGTCAATGGCGGCACTGACCGCCGTTCTGCCCGTGCCGGTATTCACGCAGGCACAGCGCATGGCACAGGCTGCCGCCAGTCTGAGCACTGACAAAATGCAAATCCCGATCACCACCGACACCCTGCCCGCACCTGTGCATCTTTCCGTTTCCACAATGCGCAACGCAGTCAGCGCCGCCCGTGCAGCACAGGCCAGGCAGCTGGCAGCACAACGCCCGGATGCCGCAGGGCTTCGCCGCCAGATAAGCCGCTTTATCAGCAGACGGGCTGGCGCACTTGCCGGACTGGAAGAGGGGATCAGAACACTGGCAGAACAGAAGGCGCAGGCCTGGGTATTTCAGTACCGGGGGTATCACCGCGCCGCAGCGGCAGCCATGGTGAAGGATATCCCGGCGCCGACCGCCGTACATACTGTGGCCGCACTCCTGGCGGCAGACTCATTAACCGAACTGGGGAAAATGATCCATGAGCCAGACCGCACTGCTGGCCCTTGATGGTGAGGGTATTTTCATGCAGAACATGGTGATTTCGCCCTCGATGCAGTTCCAGGAAAAGGACCAGTCCGGCCAGACATCGAGCACCGCGAACGCCGAGCAGGGCATCAAGGCCAAAGAGCTTCGCGTAACCGGGATGATCACCTTTGACAATGAGCGGGCCCTTCAGCGCATTTTCCAGCTGGCCTCTGCCACCACCGGGGACGGTGCCCTGAAAGTTTACCGTATCGCAAACGCCACCGCTGCCGCCATTAACTTTCGTGAAGGGACATTTTCCGGGCAGATAGACGCACAGCAGCAGACCGACCGCCTCGCCTGGCAGGTCAGCTTCACATTACGCGAAAGACGAAGCGTACCGGAAAAACGCCAGGCACGCGCCGCACCCGCCAGCAGCCGTAAACAGACACCTCAGACGCCCGGCGCAAAAGGCAAAACCGTGGCCGACGAAACACCGGAGAAAATGACCTGGTTCGAAGAAAAGGTCCTCAAACCCGTCAATGATGCGCTGGAGTAACCATGAACCCCACTAAACGTCTGTTACTGGGTAACGACACCATTCAGCTGGTCAGTTGTTCCGTCATGCTTGAGCTGAACGCGTGCGGACGCGGATTTATCACGGCCAGAACAGAGCAGAACTACACCGGGCGCCCCGTTCGTCTCGATATCGGATACGGAAACGACCTGGTGCGCTGGTTTACCGGATACGTTGAACGCAGCCAGCCCGCTGAAAACGGCTCGGTGCGGCTTCTGATTCGTGAAATGGCGGGGATCCTTGATCACCCCTTCCCCTGTTCATTTCAGCACCCGACAATGCGCACGGTCACACAGTGGCTGAGTGAGACCAGCGGGCTGGAAATCATCCTGCCGGACAACGCGGCTTACACTGACAGGCCCGTTCCGCATTTCACGCACAGCGGCACGGGCTACGAACTGCTGGCCAGTCTGGGGCGTATTTTCTCCGTACCGGATTACATCTGGCATCCGTTACCGGACGGCGGCATTATGGCCGCTGCTGCCGCGCAGGGGATGTTTTCCGGTCGCCCCGTCACCATCCCGCACGAGTTCAGCCAGGCATCAACGGGCGGGCACAGTATGACCCTCCCGATGATTCAGACGCTGCGACCGGGTGTGGAGGTGAACGGTCAGCGCCTGACGATGGTCATGCTGGAAGATGACAACATGACCATCACGTGGACACCACGCAATAAAGCCACCGGCGCCCCCCTCCAGAAGTCCCCTTTCCGTCGCCAGGCTGAAAAGGCCTTCCCTGAACTGGCATCAGGGCTTCACCTGCCCAAACTGGCACGTGTTGAGGCGCCGACCGAAGCCGTCAGCGCGGGCAATATTGCCGACCCGTTCAGACCCCGCTACGCGGTGAATCTCCAGCTGCTTGACGAGAACGGCAACCCGGCAGCGGATACGCCCGTTTATAACGCCGTTCCCCTCCCCGTTCCCATGGCGGGCAGTGAGTCCGGCATGTTCCAGTTCCCGCCACCCGGAACCCTGGTGGAAGTGGGATTTGTGGAAGGCCGGGCGGATAAGCCCTTCATCCGCCAGATAATGGCAGAGGGCCACAATCTGCCCGACGTGAAGCCGGGCGAGCAGTTGCAGCAACAGCGCGACGGCGTATCGCAGCGCGTGACGGTCGCCGGAGACTGGGAGCGCCAGACAGACCAGCGGATACAGGAGACATCACGCGAGCGCGTGGTGAGCGCAGACGAGGAAACGCGGAGCCTGACCAGCCGGGAGACCACCATACAGGCAACCGACACAACCACCGTCCTGGGTGTATCCACGCTTCAGGCTGGCGCGGTCACCCATATCACTGAAGAGAACTACAGCATCAGCACGGGCGGGCACATGATGGTGGTTGCCGGTACCTGTGAGCGCGACGTGGAAGGCGACACACTGGACACAGTGGGCGGCAGCCTTACCGAAAAGATTAAGGGCGTCCGTCACAGTATTGCGCAAGCGCAGAAGCTGGTTGGCGATACGGTGAAGCTGGGAAACGAGGGCATTAATGTACTGACCATGCTGACGGACCTTGCCGATGTGGTGGAAGAGCTGGCCGATATTACAGCATCACATACCCACCCAAAAACGGGCACGTCTCCGCAGGCCGCACAGTTCAGCCAGGTCGCTCAGGAGTGCCGCCAGCTAAAAAATAAATATTCGCCAATAATCGAATAGTTATTCATTTTAACAGGCCGCGCAATGTGGCCTTTTTTATCCCCCCGATAATAAAAAATATTCATCACCGGACATCACCCACCACGAAAAAACCGTCCGCAGCAGAAAAAAAGATGGACGAAACGCCCCACGTAATCCCCACGTAAAACGTCGCGTAACGCCACGTAACGAAGAGATAACCCCGCCAGCCCGATTCGATCCCCTGACATCAGAAAACGATTTCTGCGCCCCAAAATCGCCGCAAATGGCCGGAAATTTTCGGCGGCGACGTAACGCGTAAAGTGACGTAATCGGCGCTACCCCGCACACGCCTCCGGTATTTGTGTACGATAAATTTTGCAAATCGAAAGGGGTGCAAAACACCCCGCCAGGGCGCGCCATTACTGAGGTTTTCCCTTCTGAATGGTTTTGCACTTTGTGCAAGGTTTTGCAAAAGTGTGCAAAAACTCCGGCTTTCTGAGGACCCCGAAAAATTTTAATGCACTGAATAACAAGAGATTTTTAAAATTACGTCACGATCGAAGATCTGAAAAAGGATCCGGCGACGAAAACGAAAAAATCAGGAAAGCCAGAACTGGCGCGGCATGGCGGGGAGTGGCAGCAAAAATCACTTTTGCACACTTTTGCACAACTGCTCCGAAAAAGGATGGCGAAGGGGAAGGAAAAACAGCCACGTCATCCGTTGCACGTAACGGACGTAAAAGGTAAATTACGCGCGGGTGCCTTTCGGCTGACGGCTGGAAGGATTACCTGAAGGCCGGATGTGGAAAGGCCCCGAGTCAAACATTTGTTTAACCCGAGGCCCTAACCCATCTACCTCGCAAGTGGAAGGTTAGCGCCTCCCTGTAAAA